AGAGAACTTTACAGAGCTTTATAGGGCCTCACAGCTCCGTTAATCAGTCCTTAAAAGCCCTTTAAAGTGCTTGGTAGGGCTTTTGATCTGCCCCCCGTTGAAGCCCTATAAAGAAGACTCGCACACATCAAGAGCCACCCCCCACCACCCCCCATATATATACATTCATATACATTTTGAGCTAGTTTAGTGTGTTAACTAGGCCGGGGCTTATTAGACTTAAAAGGGCTTATAATGGGTTATTCAAGGATTTTGTAGCCCTATGAAGTGGTATCTATATATACTATAGGGCCGGGCAGGAGATAACTCCCATTATAGACATGAAATCGAGGTTTGTCAACATATATCATTGACAAATTTAAATATCACCCCTATAATGTATTAGTATTAAATATAATATCATGTCCTACTTACCAAAAGAATATAAAAAAGAAAGAAATTTAACAGAAAAACAGCAATTGTTTTTAGATAAAATTATTGAAACAAAAGGTGACTTATCAAAGGCTAGTGAACTTGCAGGTTACTCAGGCAATTATCATCAAGTGTTAAAGTCGTTGAGAGAGGAAGTGATAGATTTAGCCTCAGATGTATTAGCAAGATCAGCCCCACAAGCAGCATTTAAATTATTAGATGTGCTAAATTCAGATAAGCCTATACCACAAGCAAGTAATAAGTTACAAGCAGCTCAAACTATTTTAGACAGAGTGGGGTTAGGCAAGTCAGATAGATTACAAGTTGATCATAATGTTTCTGGAGGCATATTCATTTTACCAGAAAAAGACACTATAGAAGCAGAGGTAGTAGATCATGAGGATATTCTTGACAGAAATTGATAGCCCTCTTGAACAGGGATTATTAGTTGGACCTTATATAAAAGCAAATACTTTTGCCGAAGCTAAAAAAATAGCTGAAGATCATGATTTAACTTTAGTAGGAGAATTACACGAATTAATAGTTGAGGATAAAGTAAAAGATACTATTCACTAAAATGGCAAAAGAAAAAGACCCTAAATTAAAAAGAGCTGGTGTTGAAGGTTATAATAAACCTAAAAGAACTCCTAATCATCCTACTAAATCTCATGTGGTTGTTGCTAAAGTAGGTGATAAAACAAAACTAATTAGATTTGGACAACAAGGTGTTAGAGGTGCTGGAAAGAATCCTAAAACCTCAAAAGACAAAGCACGAAGAAAATCGTATTATGCAAGGCATAATGCACAAGACCCCAATCCTAGCAAGTTAAGTGCTAGATATTGGTCACACAAAGTAAAATGGTAATATTATGTTAGATAAAATATTAGAGTGGTTAGGTTTTATCTGGGTTAGAAATAGAGATTCAAGAGGTCGCTATGTTCCGGATAAAAAGAAAACTAAATTTAGAAATGAAGCTTGGAGGTTGAAAAGAAAATAATGCCTCAAATAAATAGTGAAGAACAGCCTATAAAATTTAAAACAGGCACAATAGCTGGAAAAGGCTCAAAAGCTAGACCCGGAGTTTATACTAAAGAATACCGAGATAATTTTGATAAAATTTTTGGAGGAAAAAATGCCAAGAGCAAAAAAGAAAACTAAATCAAGAGTCAACGAGGCTGGTAATTATACCAAGCCGAGTCTTCGTAAGAGGCTTTTCAGTCGTATCAAAGCCGGTTCTAAAGGTGGTAAACCCGGTCAATGGTCGGCTCGAAAAGCCCAGATGTTAGCAAAAGCATATAAATCAGCAGGAGGAGGATATAAATAATGCCACATTATACTAAAGACTTAACAAAAGTTGTAAAAGCTTTACGAAAAGCTAGTAAACTTCATGCTCAACAAGCTGATATATTAGATAAAATTAATAAAGATCAAAAGACTAGATATGGCACGAAAAAAACGGGACCCAAAAGTAGGAACAGGAAAAAAACCTAAAGGTAGTGATCGTAGGTTATATACTGACGAGAATCCAAAAGATACAGTTAGTATAAAGTTTGCTACACCAGCAGATGCTAGAGCAACTGTAGCAAAGGTTAAAAGAATAAGAAAACCTTATGCTCGTAAAATACAAATATTGACAGTTTTAGAACAAAGAGCTAAAGTAGCAGGAAAACATGAACAAGCAAGAATAGCTAAAAAAGGTAAAGAAGCTATTAGAAAAAAACGAGGAAAAACTTAACTCGCTAAATTTAAGTTTAAGTAGGAGGATAAAGATATGCCAATGCATAAAGGAAGAAAGTCCATGGCCAGAGGTGGAGCTAAGAAAAGAAAATCTATGGCTAGAGGTGGAGCTAAGAAAAGAAAAAGCTATGCCAGAGGTGGAGCTACTAGAAGTAGAAGAAGATAAAACTTGAAAATTTTTTTTAATAATATAATATACTAACATGTCATATTTAATGAGTAATATACCCCACTTTTGGTGTTGGGTTCGTAGGGAATTTACCCATAATCATTTAAAATATCATGGTGAGTTTATTCATGCTTTAGCAATTGCAGTTAATACTATACCTGATAGATCGTTAAGCTTTCAAGTTGTTTTTACTGGTAATGAAGTAGATAGAAAAGATTGGAAAGAAGGCAATATACATGGTGGTGCTATGTGGGCTAGAATGCCTATTCAAGGTATCGTTGCAGACATACCTGTTGATGAATGGCCTGAACCTATGGAAAATCATTTGGTTCAGCCTTGGGATTGTGAGTCTCGAACACATTCTGTTGTTTCTTTAGATAGAACAAGTTCATCACCATGGATTGCTAAAATAGGTCCAAACTTTTATAAAGCTAAATATTTATTTACTGTTGATTATACAGATCATTCTATTGCTGATGATCCAGCTCAACATAAACAATCACATGTTATGTATATTACAGAAGATTGTCCATGGAAAGGTAATTTAATAGCCTTACCTAATAATAGAGTAAGAGTTACAAATCCTGCATTGTGGACTACTGGAGAGGGACCTCCAGACTTTTTACCTTCTCAATGGTCACATTCGGCTGAAGGACATGAAAGTTATATGGACCCAGACATAACATTTAATAATTTATATAAAGAATAATGGCACTAAAAAAATCACAAAGAAGTTTAAAAAGTTGGACTAAACAAAAATGGAGAACTAAATCAGGTAAAAAATCATCTAAAACAGGTGAAAGATATTTACCTTCAGCAGCTATTGCTGCATTAACACCTGCAGAATATGCAGCTACAAGTCGTAAAAAAAGAAAAGATACTAAAAAAGGAAAACAACATTCCAAACAACCAAAAAAGATAGCTAAAAAAGTAAGAAAATATCGTAAAACAAAATAATGTTATTACCAGAAGGATATATAAAACGAGTCACTTCTACTATACCTTTTGGTTATGAAACTTCTAATATAGAAGGATTTTTAAAACCAATACCTGATCAACTAGAAGCTCTAGATGTTGTAGAAGTAATGATTAATAATGAAGAAGTTACTCTGAGAGATGCAGCTTATTGGTTAGAAAGTAAAACAGGAAGATATATTTCTCATGTGGGCTTAAAAAATTACATAGATAAAAGAAATAAAAATGAGAGAGAAATTAAATGATTGGGATATTAATCCAAATAACTATTTAAAAGATGAAAATAATAATTTCATACTAAAAAAAGATGGAACTCCAAAGAAAAAAACAGGAAGACCAACAGGTTCCACATTTAAAAATAAATTAAGTGATAAACAGGCTTATGAATCTGCTAGAAAATCATTAAAACAAAAAAAAGATGGCATTAAAAAACTCGAAAAAGCTTTGGAGGCAAAGCGACAGAATTTTAATAGACATAAAAAAATCTTATCAGAAATTGAATCGACTAAATCTACAAAACATGGAAAGATTACAACAGAAAAAGAAATTTCATCTTTACCCCCTACTATCCAAGATAGAATAAAAGACTCAAAAATATTATTTCATCCAAATGAAGGACCACAAACTTCTTTTTTAGCTGCTTCTGAAAAAGATGTTTTATATGGTGGTGCTGCTGGTGGAGGTAAATCTTATGCTATGTTGATTGATCCTCTAAGAAATTGTGGTGTTAAAGCACACAGAGCATTAATCCTTCGTAGGTCCATGCCAGAATTAAGAGAATTAATTGATAAATCTAGAGAAATATATCCTCAAGCTTTTCCCGGAGCAAAATTTAGAGAAGTAGAAAAAGTTTGGAATTTTCCTAGTGGAGCTAAAATAGAATTTGGATTTTTAGAAAAAGATGCTGATGTATATAGGTATCAAGGACAATCATATAGTTGGATTGGTTTTGATGAGATAACACATTTGCCTACAGAATTTGGTTGGAACTATTTAGCTTCTCGTTTAAGAACAACTGATCCTAATTTAAAAACTTATTTAAGATGTACAGCAAATCCCGGAGGTGTTGGTTCTAGTTGGGTTAAACGAAGATATGTTGAACCTTCACAAGCTGATAAAACTTTTGTTGGTTCAGATGGATTAACACGAAAATTTATACCTGCAAGATTAGCAGATAATCCATATTTAGCTACAGATGGTGTATATGAAAAGATGTTAAAATCTTTACCTCCTACACAAAGAAAACAATTATTAGAAGGTAACTGGGATGTTTCAGAGGGTGCAGCTTTTGCAGAGTTTGATATTGACTTACATGTTATAGATCAATTTCAAATACCTTTACATTGGGCTAGAGTAAAAGGTATTGACTATGGCTATGCTTCAGAATCTTGTTGTCTTTGGGGAGCTATAGATTCTAATGATGGTACTTTGATAATATACAGATT